GTGTGCTCTTCCGATCTCAGCACGATCACGTTCTTCTACTATGGCGGATATCCTTCGTTCGTCATTCCCGAAGCCGAGAACCTTGAATGTGCAAAGATACAGATAGCAGTGAAGCAGTGGGGCGACAGGAGCGGAAACAGGTTCATGTCATTTGCCGGATTCGACAAGCTCATGTTCCAGACACTTCATGTCGACAAATGGAAGGACGTGCCCAACCGCTATCCTTCCGGGTCTACGATTACCATTGACGGGGAGACGACAAAGTTCTTCGTCAACGGCATGCAGAAGCAGGAGGACGAGGTAAGAGGCACGAAATACTTCAAGGCACTGCCTGGAAAGACGACCGTCAAGGTGCATTCAAGCACGTGGGTGAAGTCGCTTCCTGAGGTGACCGCAAGGATAAGAGAGGAGTGGATCTAGCATGGAGAACGTAAGAATCATGGTGATGGATGCCAACGGGAAAATGTGCGCGTTCCTTGACAACTCGGCGCCAGGAGCAATGCACTACTGGAATGACAGGCTCCATACCTATCTCAGGGGCTCAGCCTATACGTTCGAGTTCAGGACGTTCACGTCACATGAGGATTCCTCATTCCTTGCAGTTGGCAACAGCCTCTCGTTCATGTACAGGGACAGGGGCTACTACCTCAGCATCATGACGGCCGAGAGAAGCGAGGACTATACCGACGTCACGGCATACGGCCTATCCCTCGAGCTGACGAACGAGGAGACAGGGGCATACAAGGCATCATCAGCCATGTCGTTTGAGCAGTACATTGATGCGTTCAACTTCGAGAAGCCGTTCAGGATAGGAATCAACGAGGTAAGCGACAGGAGAATCACGCACGAGTGGGAAGGAAGCGACACGATACTTTCAAGGCTCTTCTCGCTCGCTGACGTATTCGGAGCAGAGATCGAGTTCACGACCGAGCTCAATGACGACTACTCGCTGAAGCAGATGACCATGAACGTGTACCGCGAGCATGGCGACGACTGCCAGGGAATAGGAAGCGACATGAGAAAGGGAACCCCTCTGCGCTATGGCAGGCAGGTAAGCGGGATAACCAGGAAGAGTGACATCACCGAGCTCTATACAGCCATCCGTCCTACGGGAACCGACGGCCTCACGCTTGCCGGAATAGACAGGAAGGAGTACGACTCATCGGGAAGCCTTGAGTACACTTCTCCTTCAGGGACAATAGAGATCCTTGCGCCGCAGGCCAGGGACAGGTTCCCGAGCACGCTGATGGCTGACGTAAACGGCAGGTACATCTGCAAGGTATGGAGCTACGAAACATCTAACGTCAACGTGCTCTATGGCCAGGCCCTTGCCCAGCTTAAGAAGCTGTCGGTACCAGAGGTGTCATACACCGTAGAGGGATTCACTGACGGTGATATTGGCGATACATACACCATCGAGGATGACGAGTACAGTCCAGTGCTTTACCTCGAGGCACGCATAACGGAGCAGGAGATATCCTTCACTGACGAGTCGCAGTCAAGGACGACGTTTGACAACTTCAGGGAGGTCAAGTCGGAGGTCAGCAGTGCACTTATCAGCGAGATGAAGAAGCTCATCAGCGAGAAGCGTATGTACGATGCATCCATCTCCGCTGACAAGGGAATACTCTTCAGAAGCAGGAGCGAAAAGAGCCTACTTAAGGCAGTCATCAAGAATGGCGGTGCTGATGTTACGTCAAGGCTTTCGATTACATGGTACAGGGACGGCACCAAGGTCGGAGAAGGCAAATCCATTACCGTAAGCGCCTCCGACTTCGACGGTAAGGCCGTCTACGGGTACAAGGCGCTAGCATCAAATGGGACGCTGAAGGGAACTTGCGAAGTCACCTGCATGTTCCTCGAGAACGGCGCAGCTGGCGAGAATGCCTATCTCCACATCATGTATGCTGATGATGATAAGGGCACGGGCATGACATCAAACCCGGGCGGAAAGAAGTACATGGGCCAGTACTCGGACAGCAGCATGTACAACTCACAGGATGCCTCCAAGTACAGGTGGTCGCTCATCCAGGGACCTAAGGGGGACCAAGGCATCCCAGGCAAGGCAGGTGCTGACGGCAGGACTCCATACCTACACCTGGCATACGCAAATTCAGCAGATGGAGCCACTGACTTCAGCGTTGATTATTTCTCAGGTGCTTTGTTTATTGGCACATATACTGACTATACGCAGGCTGATAGTACCAGCTATAGAGCGTATGCATGGGCTAGACTGAAGGGTGACACCGGCCCAACAGGTGCCAAGGGTGCAGATGGCGTATCACCAACCGTATCAGTATCCAAGAGCAATGGCGTGACGACAATATCCATTACCGACAAGAACGGTACGCATGTCCAGACCGTGAAGGATGGCACAAATGGGACTCCTGGTGCAAATGGTGCTGATGGAAGGACGCCTTACTTCCATGTGAAGTACTCCAACGACGGAGGAAAGACATTCACGGCCAACAGCGGTGAAACAGCCGGAACCTATATCGGAACATGTACGGATTACAACTCGGCAGACCCTACAACTGTTAGTTCCTACACTTGGGCTAAAATTAAGGGTGAGCAAGGCGTTCAAGGAAACACCGGTCCACAAGGTCCTCAAGGGATGAAAGGTGATACTGGCCCCCAGGGACCTCGTGGTCCTCAGGGGAATGATGGAACATGGTGGGTCCAGGAAAAATGGATTGAACTTTCGTCATCCACGTATGATCAGGACACATGGTACCCTGTCACGGGTTCAAAAATACCAGCTAAAATGTGGACAGAGATATTCGTAGATGTAGCTCTTGATTCTGGTACAAATCCAAAATGGTCAACGCATAAACGGGGATTCACTGTATCTCTTGACATCAGGGACAAGGGTAACGGATGGGGTGAAAACCCAATTGATATCCAGATACTCGATGATTCATGCTTGCATGTCGATGATGTAACGCAGTCACCCGCAAGCTATGCTCAGATTAATCAATACAACATCCCTGTGCTCTATCTCAGGGGCGGAGGCAACTACAGGGTATACAGCACACGGAAGATTGAGTGGACTCCGCATACTGAAAAATATATTCCTAATAGCAGTAATACTATCGCGTATGTTGAGCCGTTAACTAAAAGGCCAACTCCAAGAGGAATACATGTCAACGAGAAGTCATGGAGCACAGTAGGAGGAACGGCGCCTTCCGACAAAACAAAGATGTGGTATGACACCAACTCATCCCTCCTGAAGAAGTATGACGAGTCTTCAGGCGATTGGATGGTTGTCAATGACGCATCTGATGACATCAACAGTTCAGCGCAGGCTATTACAGCCGCCTACACGTCATCCATCGAGAAGGTCAAGAACAGCATCACGAGCACGGTTGACGTTGCCGTAAGCAGGATAGACAGCAACGAGAAGACGATTGATACGCTGTCATCGCAGATACAGCAAAACGCAGGCGCAATCACAGCAACAACGAACACCGTGAAAAGCGTGACCGACTCTCTATCAGGCTACACGACGAAGGTCGAGATAAGGGAGTGGGCGAGGTTCTCGAACGGCGTGCTGGAGCTAGGCAAGTCAAGCAGCAACTTCAACACGAAGCTTTCAAACACTGAGCTAGGGTTCTACGAGATTGGCAAGAGGATTGCCTTCATATCAAACCAGGAGCTGAACATCACTAAGGCGAGAATACTCGACAAGATGTACATTGGGGACTACCTGGTGGATGACGATGACGACTATGGATTCATAATCATGTAAGGAAAGCGAGGAAAAAGAATGGCAACATACGGAACAAGCAACAAATACATAAATTATTCCGTCAACTCGCAGGAGATTTCCTATGACATATCCAGCAACACGTCAGTAGTGAGGGTGTGGATAGACGTATGGAGAACCAACTCGGGATACACGACATATGGTACTGGAACGGTATATGCGAGAATCAACGGCACCGTCTACAGTGCTGGCATATCGACATCACAGAAGATAACATCAACTGCCATAAGGCTTCTCACGCAGGACGTGACGGTAGCGCATGATGCGAACGGGTCAAAGAGCATCTCCATAACAGGATGGATATCTCACCAGAGATTCAGCTCAAGCGAGCATGGGTATACGCATACGCTTACGACGATCCCAAGACAGGCGAACATAACAGGAGCATGGGACATGAGCGATACGGACAACCCGAAGATAACATTCTCGAACCCCGGAGGATTCAGCCTTTCTGTATGGATCGAGCCGAATCCTAATGGAACGCACTATGCAGTAAGGAACAACATTCCAAACACCGGCTCGTACCAGTGGACGCTCACGGACGGCGAGAGAAGCCAGCTGAGAAACGCCTGCAAGGGAAAGACATGCACGGTGAGGTTCGGGCTCTACTCTAACGGCACACAGTGGGCGAGCTACGTAGACAAGACCTTCACAATGACCGAGGCATCATCAAGGCCTACAGGAGTGTCAGCCGTGGCGGCGACAGTGAATCCCTTTTCTGGGCTGTGCCTGAATGGAAGGTCATCAGTCAGCTTCAAGATATCGGCAAGCGCCCAGTACGGTGCGACGATATCGACATACTCGGTATCCGGTAACGGCTTCTCGTACTCGGGAACGTCATCATCATGCACGACCGACATCATGAATAAGGCCGGGACATTCACGTACACGGCAAAAGTGACGGACTCGAGGGGATTCTCGTCTTCATCTACGGTATCTGTGACAGTCACTGACTATGCGCCTCCGATTCTTTCGATAAGCCCTTACAGGTCGAATGCCGACGGAACGAGAAACATCCTCAAGGGGACGAGCATAACCACCGTTCCTTCGATATCGATATCGACCCTCGGGGGAAAGAACGCGATAGCATCGGGAAGCATCTCGATAGCCGGCACAGTCAAGTCGTCATCGATTGCGAACGGGAGCAAGTACATATACTCGGGCTATGGAATCGGCTCGTCATATGCTGTCACGGCAACGGTAAAGGATACGGTCGGCAACTCGTCAACCGTAACGGTCACCGTGCCGATGGCTAACGTTCCTTTCAACATACCAAAGGCAAAGGATGCAGTAGGACTCGGCACGATAGCGAAGTACCATGGCTATATCAACATAGGATACGGATTCATAGATGCCAACAATGGCACTAAGCTCTACATGGTAGGCAAGATGAACACGTACGACGGATAGAAGGAGGACATATACATTGGCATGGATTAACTTTTTTGGCGACAAGGTGAGGATAAAGGACATCTTCCTGAGAAACGGAAAGTGCCTTGCGGACGTCTTCTACCCTGTCGGCTCAATATACATTTCAGCCGCATCGACAAGCCCCGCCGACATGTTCGGAGGAACGTGGGAAGCAATCCGCGGTAGATTTTTGTTAGGTGCTGGGAAGAACGCGGCAAACACAACTAATTATTGGGGTTCTACCAGTGCTGAAGAAGTAGACTTTCCAGCTGGTGAAATGGGCGGTGAATACTATCACACGCTTACATTTAACGAAGTCATACAGTATGATATGTGGACATCTCACACAGGATATAATCCAGGAATAAAGACAAACTTTGACAAAGGTTCAAATTATGGGATCAATACTTGGAATAACACAAAGACAAAGCAACACAACAACATGCCACCATATGTTTCGGTATACATGTGGAAGAGGACGGCATAGAAAATCAATTCAATAAAAGAAGGCAAGGAGGAAAGGAATATGCCAGAAATCATTTCAAGCACAAGCAAGGAGCTCACGCTCACTAATGAAATCAGGGTTGACGACAAGCCGGCATACAGCCAGTCAGTGACAATCTCCAGCTCAAGAAACGAGATGACTATCTCGCAGTGGCCGGTTGACATCGACCTCTACATCAGCAACAAGGCTGAAATCCGAAAGCTCAAGGACGAGTTCGAGGACATGGCAATCGAGGCAAGAGGAGAGATTGCAGCTGACGCAAATAAGGAAGAGGGGACAGCACAAGATGGAAATGGTCATTAGCTCGCTTCCAAGGATGAAGTTCGTCAGTGAGTTCATTATCTATTTAGTACCGCTTATCTTCATGATTGCAGACATCGTGTCAGGACTTGCAAAGGCCTACGTGCAGAAGAATATCATCTCGCACAAGATGAGAAGCGGTATCATCAAGAAATGTGGAGAGATGATGATTATCGTGCTGACAGCCGTAGTTGTATATTCAGTTCAATGGCCTCATCAGATCATTGCTATCGTGTCAGTATATATGATTCTTATGGAAATCATATCAATTATGGAAAACCTTGATGAAATTGGGGTTCCAATCCCTAAATGGATTGAGAAAACTATCAACAACGTTGCGACTGATATTGACAGTGGGACTTCTAACGCAATCAGCGAAGATGACATGAAGAGACTCGTCGAGGCTGCAAGAATCATAGAAGAGAGCAACAAGAAAGAAGAGTAAGGAGGAAAACAAAGAAGATGGCAAATAATGTCAATGATGTTTTAAACGTATTCAAATCATGGAACGGAGCAAGAGAAGGCGGATCAACTTACAGGAATATCCTGGCAATCTATAACAATCACCAGCCACTTGCGAGAAACTACAGGGTCACAACCAAGGATTCATGGTGTGCCACTGCCGTAAGTGCCGCATTCATCCAGGCGGGTGCAGTTGATGCCATTAAGGGCGGTACGGAGTGCTCATGTGGCAAGATGGTAGAACTTGCAAAGCGTAACGGATTATGGGACGGCAACTGGAAGAGAGTGCCAGCCGTTGGCGATATCGTCATGTATGACTGGGACAAAAAGCACGGATGGCCAGAGCATGTGGGAATCGTTACAGCTGTAAACGGCTCATCCTTCACGGTAATAGAAGGTAACAAGAACGATGCCGTAGGATACAGGACTGTAATCGTTGGCAGTGCTTCAATTGCTGGATTCATCCGTCCAACATATAGAGCAGCACAACCAAAACCACAAAAAAAACCACAGCCTTCACCAAAGCCATCTGAAAACGAAAACGTAAGAAAGGCTCAGCACTTTGCAAACACGTTTGTTGATGCCGGCCTCGAGGAAGACGGAAAGATTGGGCCAGATACAAAAAAGGCCATGATTAAAGTGCTTCAGAAATGCCTAAACATTGATTACAAAAAGAATCTTGCAATTGATGGAATTCCAGGTAAGCACACTTATGATGTACTAGGTGATCATTATGTCAAAAGAGGAGAGACTCAGTATCTTGTCACATTTGTCGAATGCGCGCTTAGTGCCCTCGGATATGATGTCCATGGCATCGAAACTCCAGGTATCTTCGGAGCAGGACTTGAGTATGCGGTAAAGAAGGTACAGGAAAGAAAAGGCCTCAAGGCTGACGGCGTGGCAGGCCATGACACACTAAGATCTGTCATTTCCATGTTATCGTAGTCATGATGTATAGATATTTCATCGTCATGATCGATGATGATGCTCCATCTGACGAAAACGGCATCATGAGCAGGGACTACTATGCATCGCCTCATATCGTTAAAAAGCTGAAGAAGAATGCCGAGATTGAGGTATGGGACGATGACCGCAAACTCTCATACCATACATTCGCACTGAAGCATCTCGATCACGAACACTGCCTATAGATTTCTTGTTTAACTCGTTTGCAACGGGAATGAATCTCGTTGCACTAATATGAAAAAATCCCAGGGATTCATTTCCCCTGGGAACTTTTTTCGTTGGAAAAAATTCTTTTTGTTGAATTTTATTGCTTAAAAGTACTCAATTAGTAACAAAATAGTAACAATCATTACAAAAACAGCGTATTTTATTGACTTTATTTTCTAGGATAAAAACATTTACGCTAAAAAAAGCTCTTAAAATGGGCTTTTTTTGCTATGAAAAGTCGTGAAATGCACCTAACTAGTAACAAATTAGTAACAAAGAATCATGCCGCCAGATGCCGCGGCTGCGCATGAGAAAAGGGGGCGGCAGTGATGACTGCCAGTCCCCCTGGTCCCTATATCCTCATGCTGTTGATCTCCCTGTACAGGACGTTCTTCGACTCGTTTGTGTAGACATCGAAAGTTATGTCATTCATCTTGTGTCCGAGAACCTTCTTGCGCACGTAGATGTTTACGCTGTTAAGCTGGCACAGCGATGCGAACGTCTTTCTCGTGTCATGCATAGTGTGGCTGGTGCCAAGCGCATCATTAACGGATGCAAGCATCTTGCTGAGGCGGCTGTAGCTGCAGTCGATAAGCCTGTCTCCTTCCTTAAGCAGCTCCTCGACGACATAGCCCTTGATGTCATCGTGTATCGGTATCACCCTGTTCCTACCAGCCTCCGTCTTGGAGCCGGCTACGAGGTAGCTGATTGTCATTTCATTTCCGTCATCGCTGCATGCCTCGTCAATATGGACTGCATCCCTGCTGATCCCAATAAGCTCGGATGCCCTGCAACCCGTATAGATGTAGATGAGGATGAGATGAGCCTCGGGAGTGTCCAGCTCCTTCAGCCTTCGTATCTCGTCTATCGAGAAGGGATAATGCTTGTCCGACTGGCTGAATCCAGCCACCCTGATGTATGATGTATAGTCAGAGTCTCTTGAGATGTACTGGTGGATAACTGCATACTCGAATATCTTCGAGCAAAGAGCCTTCATGTGGACCTGCGTGCCATTTGCTGAGCCGTCCCTGTCAAAGATATCCTGGAGGTCAGCAAGCGTGATCGTGTCAATCCTCCTGTTATGGATTGAACTGAAGCGCTTGATCCATGCTCTATACCCCCTCCTTGCGGATTCTGAGAGGCCGGAAAGGTCCTCCTCGCTTATGATCTCGAATATCTCCAGGAACGTTGGCACCTTCCTCCTTGTTGCGTCCATGATGCGGTCATAGAGGTCTGGCGCCACTGCGTCAGCCTCATCCCTGGATATCTTCCTTGACTTCGTGAGCGAATAGATCGAGAGGGCATTGAGCGCCTCCTCCCTCGTCTCGAATGTCCCTATGCTTACCTGCTTCTTCTTTCCTGTTATTATATCTCTTTCATCACTCATTATACGAGCACAGTAGGGCTTTCTTCTCTTTCCCGATAATTTAACCACGGTACCTGTATTGTTCGGCCTGCGTCTGAATCTTGCGTTCCTAGGCATAATATGACACGTCCTTTCATATAGATGATTGCCTTCAGCGTGCCACAGGTGCTATAATTGTGTACGCGGAAGGTCTTTTTTAACGAGATGGTCTTCTTGCAGTGATGTTCCAGCATCACGCTATCAGCATCCTGGCGCTGTCCGGGATGCCTTTTTTCATGTGGAAGATTGTAGTGCATTGCACTACGTTGTACTATTGACGGTTACTTTACTATGTGAAGCTAATGATAAAATCATGTAATGCTACTTTAGAAGCTTTCTTGTATTTGAATCAATAGAAAGATATGTAATTAAATATCTATTTTCTTCGATTGCTGAAGAATTTGCAAAACATTTACTCTTGATTATCTTGTCATGCTTCTCCTTGCTTACGGTCACTGTGTCAATTACATTTACATTCATCAGTTGATTTTTGTATGTTTTGCTGTGGCATCTACTTTCTATTATTTTTCCCGATTCGTCTTTTTCAATGATTCTCCTTATTGGCATAATATCCTGATTATTTGTGCGTGGGTTGTGATTTCGGAATGCAATGATATTGGATATGCAAAAATAATTAGAATCATTCTTCTTGCTTATACATATGTTTAAAACGTATTGCTGAACATGATATGATGCAATGAAGTCAGGGATAAGCTTGGTTTTACCTCTGAATTTGTTAACATCAAAATAGTGCCATTCTCCTTCGGTCAATGCTTTCATAATGAAAGGAAATGAAAGAACTCTGATTCTTGTTGTCTCGTTGCTCCAGGCTCGGCCATTTTTTGATAACTTAAGGATATCTAATGTGATAATGCTCTTTTTCATGTTCTTATAAGCGTTGATACCATTGAATGCCCCTTCAAACTTTAGCTGCTTGTTATGGGATTTTTTATCGTAGAATTCGTGGATGTCCAGTATATGGCTTACTGCCTTTGCCTCACAGTAAACTTTAAATGTCATGCCATCATCCATCTCAACAAATATTTCATGGTTCTCTATTCGACTTTCAAAGAAATTACAGTAATCCTTTAATGTTATGTACTGATCATCTGGGATGATGCCTTTATTTATGCAATTTTCAATATAATCTGTATGATCTTCCATCTTTCCTCCAAACAAAAAAACACCAGCTTACTAGGCTAGTGTTTTTTTAATAAGTGCTAGCGAGTGCATCAGATGACTGACCACTCCACCCATAGGATACTTGATGCGTCCCCTCCAGGGTCATGGCTGAGCAGGCCAGGGGATACGGTGCTAGCTCCGTATTCGCTTTCTTGCGAACTCGACAGTCGACGAGAACGAAACGGCATTCGGCTCAAGGACAAGCCTTTATGTTTTCGTCATCTCATTTATAACACTAGTGATATTCAGTTGTAAAGCATTATTATATTTTTTTGGATCCTAGAATTCATTTATGGCCATTAGGCACAGCATAAAACGCCTTCATGGGTAAAATATTGTGTTCTTAAATGTGTTCTTAAATATTATCTTTAGTTATGTAGAACATTGCACTACGCTGTAATTAATCTAAATTACAGGTAAAATGAAAGAGCCCTCACAGGGAGGACTCTTCTTCAGTGGCGCAATGGCCGTTGTGTTTAACAGTGGCGTATAGCCGTTGTTCAACTGTATATTATCCTATAACTGAAGATTTGTCAATCCCCTTGATTTACCTGGCTTTTGCCACTTATTTCTTATTTGATTTATCTTTTACAAATAGCTCAATTAACTTAGATTCAATCAAATCAAGTATCAGGTCATCAGCAATCAATTTCTTTAGTGGGTCATATTTACTTGTTGGTGGTAGGATTTTGTATTTACTTATCGTTGTAATGTTCTGAACAAGAGCGTAGGACCTCTTATTCTTTTTGATATACATTTCGGCAATATCTTTTAATTCGTTCAGGTTTTTCGTTACTTGATTAATATCTTCTTCGTTATATTGCAGTCCGTTGTCATCTAGATCTTGGAATATTCTTGTGAATTCTTCTAGTTGACTAATGAGTAATGGGAATATTTGTTTGGATACTATGTTTCCGACATCTAAATAATACGCTTTATTCTTAGAACTCAACGGAACGACTGTAAGAACACCATTTCCTGGTGAATCTTTCTTTGTAAGGACAATCGCGAAATGCTTTCCTCTTAGTTCGCTTCCTGTTGAAGGATTGAAGTTAACAAGGATAATTTGTCCTCTTTTGTACTTTTGAAACCTAGTCATGAATTTACCTCTTTTTTTGAAATGATGATTTGTCAAATTTAAAAACGCTTAGCTGTTTGTAAAGCTGTTTTATAAAATCCCTAGAACTCCTTTATGGCCCTCTTGAGGATGCCGATCACGCGAAAGTTTGTGTTGTTCAGGTCAATTACAATGGGATCGTAGCTGGGATTCATGGGAATGAGCTGGATGAAGGTCTCGCCCTGCCTGAACTTCTTGCATGTCGCTATGCCGTCGTCTATGCAGAACGAACCGATCTGTCCGCTCTCTATTGAGCTGGACTTCTTGAATATGAGAAGGTCTCCGTCGTTTATGCCTGCATTGATCATGGAGTCACCGCTTGCGATCTGGGCGAAGTAATCGGATTCGGAGCCGGCAAGCCCGTTGGAAACGACCTCTATCGTATCGACAAGGTTGTCATCAACGAACATGCCGTTTCCACATGAGATGTCACCATATAGCGGAATGGTGATGAAGGAGACGGGATGCGGTGTGCTTAGGTTAGATGGCTTGTTTTCAACTAGATCGGATTTTTTTATTCCTAAATAGTCAGCTAAAAGTTGTACTTTATCCATTCGTGGATATTTTTTTGCATTAACCCAGTCACTGATTGTGCTTGTTGTTATTTTCAAGTCTCTTGATAAATCAGATTGTGTTTTGTTATTAATTGATAAATAGTGTCTTAAATTTTTCGAGAATATTTCTCTTTCTTTTTGTTTGATATCCATATACATTACCTCACTAACTAAATATTACTCCATTAAATGCGTAAAAATCAACTTATTAAGGAAAAAATTTCCGCTTTAAGTTGACATTGCGCTTAAAGCGAGTATAATAAATGGTGTAAGGAGGAGTTACAAAGAATTGAAAAAGCATAAAAAAATGAAGATTACTAAAATCGAACTCGAAATCAACCTAGTAATCTTCAAAATCAAAATCACCATAGAAAGGTAAGAGCGAAAGCTCTTTCCTCACTTGGTGAGGTAATGGTAACACATTTTTTGTAACTCCTCAACAGGAAGGAGAAATAATGAAGGTAAAAATAAGCGTAAAAAGAACTAAATTTGACAAGAAAGCATTTGCTGTATGGATTGTATTGATTATTGCAATTGCTGCAATTGTATGGGTGAGGGGGTGGTTATAGTGCAGTTAACATTGAAAGCATGGAGAATCAATGCGGGATTATCGCTTGAAGATGTCGCTTCAATTTTAGGAAAGACGCCCAGAACAATACAAAATTGGGAAAGTGGGTTTAACATTCCTGATAAAGCTAACGTTTATAAGCTTGCGAAAATATATAACACAACAATTGACAATATTTTTTTGGGAAATCATTCCGCTTTAAGCGAAAGATATAAGAATAATAAAGAACAACTACAAAAAGGAGATGAATAAAAATGAACGAATTAAAAGTTTTTAAGAATCAGGAATTTGGTTCGGTCAGGACATTAGTAATTGATAAAGAGCCTTGGTTTGTCGGAAAAGATGTGGCTGAGGTTCTTGGCTATAAGAATCAAAATGATGCATTAAGCAAACACGTTGATGACGAAGATAAAGATACAATCGCGATTCGCGATTCTATCGGTAGAAATAGAGACACTCCAATAATCAATGAAAGTGGTCTTTACAGTCTTATTCTCTCAAGCAAGTTACCAAGCGCCAAGAAGTTTAAACGCTGGGTCACAAGTGAAGTACTCCCAGCACTTAGAAAAACAGGGCAGTACCAAGTGAAGGAACTAAGCGGACAGGAATTAATGGCTAAGGCATTAATCGAGGCACAAAGTGTTCTAGCTGCTAAAGACAAGCAGATCGAGCAAATGAAGCCCAAGGCACTTTTCGCTGATGCGGTGGCAAGCTCCAGCACATCAATCCTAATCGGACAGCTCGCCAAGATCCTTACGCAGAACGGGTACAAGACAGGGCAGAACAGACTTTTCGCAAGACTTCGCGAGGAGGGATACCTGAGCAGCCGAAAGGGCAACGACTGGAACATGCCCCAGCAAAGATACGTTGAGCAGGGACTGTTTAAAATCAAGGAAAGCACGCATCTTGACTCAAACGGCGTGAACATCACTACAAAGACTGTTACTGTAACCGGAAAGGGGCAAATCTATTTTTTAAACAAATTCGTTAAAGAAGGTACAAAATGTTCAAAGATTTAACTGGGAAAAAATTTGGGTTATTGACAGCAATCGAACAATCGGGTGAAACATCATGGAGAAATATTCTATGGAAATGTAAATGCCAATGTGGAAACGAAGTGGTTGTGCCATCAGGTAAACTCGTTTCAGGAAGAAAACATGATTGTGGATGTATGGAAACAATTAACAGAAGCAAAGCTGCCTCTAAACACGGCATAACTGCGGGAGGAAAGCCAAGAACTTTCATTATATGGAATGGCATGAAATCAAGATGCAATAATCCAAAAAGCGTTTCTTATAAAAACTACGGTGCAAGAGGTATCAAGATTTGCGAAGAATGGATGACGTATGAAAATTTTCATAAATGGGCAATTGCAAATGGATATGCTGATGGATTAGAAATTGACCGTATTGATAATAATGGAAATTATTGCCCTTCAAATTGCCGCTGGATAACACAAGCGGAAAACAGGAAAAAAACAAGGAATATCCATAACATCACAATCAATGGAGAAACACACAATGTAAGTGAATGGTGCAGAATGTTACACATGTCAAAATCTACAGCATACAAGTATTTGAAAAAAGGAGATCAATATTTCATCAGTAAAATTAGGAGGCGACAAGCATGAACGAAAACATCAGCGTTGATGAAGTAATGAGAATCACGCACAAGTCGCGTGCTTTCATAATCAATGCGATTGAAAACGGATCGTTTCCTGGAAGCTTCACGAAAACAAAGAACGGCACGAGATGCGTGCACATTCCTCGAAAGGCTTTCGAGGAGTACATGAACCACTTCTACAGGAAGACAAGCGATGAACTGATCATTGCTCTTGTAGACGAGCTGACAAGGAAAAAAGCTATAGGAGGACAACGGAAATGAAGATGACAACAAGAGGCAAGGTTACGTTAGTAATCTTCTGGATTGCAATCTACTGCCTGGCATGCTGCTTAAATGCAGATGCTGACTGGTGGATCTGGTAGAAAGGAGGAAAAAAGCAATGTACGAAGACAAGCAGATGATATGCGACAAGCTACTGATTGCTCTCAGATACACGTCTCATCTCTATGACCTGCTTCGACTCACATATGATGACGAGAAGGAAATCGTCACTGCAATGTTCGACAACGGTCATGAGAAGCGTGTTAACGTCCACATTGACAGCGGCTATGCGATGATCCAGGACATCATTGATGCGCTGAGATAGGAGGCGGCTACTAATGAAACTACAGAACCCGACGCTAGTGAACAAGGAACTATATGAAAGAGTAGAAGAGATAAGAGTCCAGAAGACTCTCATAAAGATATTCATAACAATTGCGATAGCTTCAGTAGTGTTCACTGCAATGACGGTTATCGCTAGCTAAAACTGAATAATAACCGGTGGAGCTATGGGGCAGCCACGAGGAGGATAGGCTCGTTTCATTGTCAAAAAATCATCTGACTTAATTCTCCTTTTATCGATTGATAAATATTATTTTTCATAGTTATCCAGCACCTCCTGATATCACGTAACTTTTTATAGCTGGATATAAATAAAATCCCATTAAACGTAAAAAAGAGCTGTGCACAATCCTTCTCGGACTGCGCCACGGCTCCATCGGACAAAGAAAAATCCCCCTCGATATAAGAGGAGGAAAACATGAACAAGACTATTGTAGCACAAATAACATCAAACACAACGGAGGAAAAACATGAACAAGGAAAAGAATTTTTTAAAGGTAGAAATCATAGATGAAGGAATTGTTGTCAGCGGAAATGGACACCCGGCTTTCGTGAAGTCAATGGCTGCACTGGGAATGGCGCATCTCTTTGCTGAAACTGATGAAGACGAGCCTAACATCGATCACTTCATCGCCATGATCAGACTAGCGTGCGATGATAAGGAGTATTTTGCAATACTCAAAAGTGCGCTGAGCCTGTATGTCAGAGATGAGGACGAAGGCCTTCAGGCATTAGCTATGGCCATGACAGTAGCAATATATGCCGATGAGAAAGAAAAGGGAGTGATGAGCGCATGATGGACGTCATCAGAAAAAGAATACCGGAGACGCGTGACGAATGGCTTGAGGACAGGATGCAGGGGATCGGCGGAAGCGACGCGGGCGCCGTGCTGGGGTTCAACCAGTACAAGTCGCCATACACGCTGTGGTGCGAGAAGACAGGAAGGATTGATTCAGACGTTCCGGACAACGAAGCCATGCGCCAGGGCCGTGACCTTGAGGACTACGTCGCACACAGATGGATGGAGGCGACAGGCAAGAAGGTCCGCAGGAGCGGATTCTCCTTCCAGTCGAGGGAGCACCCATTCATGCTCGCAAATGTGGACAGACTTGTCATAGGCGAGAAGGCAGGGCTTGAGTGCAAGACAGCAAACGCCCTTACAAGAACGAAGTACGACAGGGGAGACATACCTGCATCGTACTATGCGCAGTGCATGCACTACATGGCAGTGACCGGGCTTGAACGGTGGTACATCGCCATCCTTGTGATGGGCAAGGGCTTCTACACCTACACCATAGAGCGTGATGATAGGGAGATAGAGGCACTGATCAGCGCCGAGGAATCATTCTGGAGCAGCGTCACGA